CCTTGCTTATATCTTTTAATATTATATTTTTTTCAATTTTTTTGTCAATAGTAATCCCATATGATGCCAACGAAACTAACGAAATGTCAGAAATGATTTCTTCCATATATTTTGATAAATTAATCTCTGATAAATTTTGATTAATGTATAATTTTTCATATGTTGATGATATTGCTCCTATTCTAGTTATGGCGCCGTTTAAGATTTTTCGTCCTACTTTTGATCTTGTTTTCATACTTTGTAAATGAAGTAGGCTCATTAATAATTGATTATTATTTTTAACTCTATGGTGTATTTCTTTTATTAGCACTTCTTTTTCTTTTAATGTTTTTTGTATTTGCGATAAGTAATTTTTTTTATCAGTTTTCATAATATTTCCTTAATATAAAAAACGGCAAAGTGCAAACTTTGCCGTTTAAAAAAATCTTTTTTTTATTTTTTATTCGCCAATTTTTGTTTCTGGGATTAATAATTCACCAATGTAAGTTTTATTGACTCCAGTTTTAATTTGCTTAATGCCAAGCAAATCAAAGTTATTTGCGTCAACCAAGGTGCCAAGATAACTTTTATTATGATTGTCTGATTTAATTTTGGCTCCGTCATTTGATTCGCAAACAAACAAGTCATCTAAAGCATCCATAATTTCAATACCCATGTAATCATATATATCTTCGGTTTCATAAAATTGTAAATCTTTTATACGTTTTGGTAGTAAAAGAGTTGCAATTTTACTCTTTGCAAAATAGTATCCATTAATCATTTCATTTTTAATTGCAAACACTTTAATGATTGAACTGATAAGATTTTCCTTCATTTTATCGCCCATTTCTTTTTCAAGTTTTTCGAGTTTAACAATTTGGCCATCATATTCTTTTTCGCTAACAACGCCCGTAACATCTGACCATACAATGACTTCGCCATCTAATAATTGATCGTAAAGTTTGTTATCAAATTTTGATTTTTTGATGCCTTGAGATTGACGTTCGACAAGTATTTTGTCAATAATCTTACTTGCTTTTTGGCGAAAACTTTTATTTTTCAAAACAACATCTTTTAATATAAAGTTTGTTGGGAAGTACATGTTATCCTTGTCCGAAATCTTTACAACAATTTCTTCTAATAGTTCGTCAATCAAATCGCCCTTTTTTGTGTTATTCACTTTGTCCTCCAAATTTTATTTCTTTCATAATTCTAATATTTATCATTTTGTCTTTTCTGTCAACTTATTTTTATTTTTTTTGTCTTCAAATAATACAAACAATGTTTCCGCTGGCATACCAATTTTATATTGCTCGCTGTCGTCAAACAATACATCAATATCATACATTTCGCAAATCTTTCCTTTAGCACTCCACCAACTTTCGTCGTCTGCCCACCAAGTATTCTTATCATCTATCCACATTTTGCAACCAGTTGTTTTTAAGTAATCTGCAACTGATAAAGTTTCATCATAATGTTCGTCTGTATAGCCAAGCTCTGCAAGTTCTTTAATTATTACATCCTTTGGCGGTCCTGATAAAATAATCACTTCAATGTTATTGCTTTTGAATAACTTTAATAGTGGCTTAAACAAATCTGGTCTATCAGCTATAACCCCATGTACGTCAAATGCTATTTTCAAATTTTCTCCAAATTTTTATTTATGAAACAACAATAATCTTTCTATCTTTGTTGCCAATTATCTTTTTATTAAATTATTTTTATATCTTTGCAATTAATTAAAAATATGTGGTCAGTTTTGTTGTTTTTGAAACCATAAAACCCCATTGACAATAGTTCTTCAATATCATCATTATGAGTAGTTACTTTATTGGTGGCATCATCCTTTAATGCGAATGGGTCCATCATAAGCAAATCTCTCGAAAACACCATATCCGTTTTTGCTTCTGTTTTGCTTAAGGAATCTTTCGTAAAACTCTCGTCCTTAATGTTTTTTGCAACGACTATTTTGGTGCCTTTTTTTGCTAAAAATAACACGTAACCTCCTATATAACAACCGACTCTATGCGGCTGTATTTTTATATGCTTTTTTCTTTAAGTATGCTAATTCTACATTTCTAATGTGGTTATAAACATTTTTAGAAACATTTATCATAGATATTTCGTCCAAGTTTCTTTTTCTCCATATTATTAGTAATTGTTCTCTAACTTTATGGTCACTAATTTTAATGATTGCGTTTAATCCACGGTTGTAATTTGTAAGTTTTTTCCCAATTATTCTGATTGTTTTTTTTGTTGCACTTTCTTCTTCTAAAATCTTTACTAAATCATTTGCGGCTTTCGTTTTCCCAAAAGTATTTTGGTTCATCTTCCTTTTCCACCTTTTTTTATTTGTTATAACCTTTTTTTATTTCTCTCTAATATAAATATTAAAATCTATACCTTTTGTATCATATATTAAAAGATAGTTTTATTAAAAAATTCTTGGCTTTGCTATTACTTATTTAACCATGCAACAATTTACTGCCGATTTTACTTTCAAATTTAGTTACATCGTTATCCAAACCAGTACTAACAATTCTAATCTTATTACTGCCAATCAATTTCTTTTTAATAAAATATAATACATCAATATTAAGTTTCTTTGCCATTGCTTTTAACCATACAACGAAATCATCTGTTTGACCTTTGCTACATCTAATAATGATTGTTGATTCAGTTTTTTCTATAATCACCTTACTTCTCCTATATCGCATTCCATTTGCGTGTGTCTTCAATTTCTTCATAACATTTGTGACATATAGTTGTTATCCAACCGTCTGTCTTACCAACATATTCAGTGCTTCCGCAAACTTCGCAAGTAATTTCTGATAAATTTTCTGCCATTTCAATTGCACCCCAAATATGATCGTCGCCACTATCTACATAAAATCTTAAACCACCAAATTTTTCTTTTATTTGTATTGCTTCACAAACAAATATTTCTTCATCATCTTTTATATTGCGATTAATGTTTTCCAGATGACCTTGTATTGTGTGGCATAATATATCAATAATATGATACCAACCATCACCGCAAGAAATATAAGCTTTGGATAATATTTCTGGGTATTTTTTCTCTAATTTACTTTGCAATTCAATTTTCATAGTTTCTCCTATATACGTTCTATTTTTCTGCTTTCAATAACCAACAATTCATTCTTCAAATTAGATGAAATCTCCTTACCATAAATTGTGTAAGAGAGCAATATATCTAATTCTATTTTCCAATTAAAACATAAACCCCATATATTACCCTTAATAGAAACTTTTGGATAATCTTCATCCTCATCATTACCGCCATGAGTTGCTTTTGTATCAGTGGGTACAAAATAACCTTTACTCCCATTTGCCCCAAGTGCACCTGGGCCACCAGAAATAACTTTTAGTTTGTGTCTACTATTAATATATTGCTCCCAATTGGAACTCTGCGTTAATATTACTTTCATTTCGCTAACCTTTTGTCATATATGTCATATTTGATTATTACATTTATTACAAATTTTATTGGAAATCTTTTTTATATTTCCAGAAATTTAACTGGAAACCCACCTTGGAGGGTACCGCATAATGGCACCATCTCATTTTTATTAATGATAACTTCGTCTTCAACTAATTTATCTAATTCAGTTACAACTTTATGAAAGTTGCAATTAATTGTTGCTCTTTCCATCAATACATGATATCCACTTTTTGTTTCAATAACATGATATTTAATGTCATTCTTTTTTAGAAAATCAATGTATTTTACTAATACATAATACTCCTTTACCTTATCAATATCAAAATCAATATCGATAAATTTCTTTTGTCCACGACTTCTTTGAACACAATTCATAAGTTCAACATCGAGTTTGCTAAATTTTGTCATAATTGAATCACATTTTTTTCTATTCAAAAGTGCTCTTGTCATTTCAAAAGAATATTGGTTTACCTTTTGTTGATATTCAGCATTCGCCACAAGCATATTAGATGCATTAATATTAATGTACGTTACAATTGCTTTTGCCGGATAAGATTGTCCAGTTTTGGTTGTATAACCATTTTCATTTACTTCCATTCTGCTCATAATTTTGAAAAACTTCTCATATGATTTTTCTCTAACAATACTACGTGCAAACATTTCAGCACGGTTAAGATTATATATTTGCCTTTCTGCTTTTGTTAAATACTTTTTCCTTGCTGATAGAGAAACAAAATATACTTCTGCTGGTCCTAAATCGTTTAGCAAGTCAATCATTTTTTTCATTTCTTCAAAATCATTTATTACTTTATAACTTTTCATCTTTAATACTTCCTTTCTTTTTTTTTTACTTACATTATTATAATAGTATTTTAATCAATTTTGTCAACAAAAAAATCTTATTTGATTTTTATTTTTCTCTCGCACATTTATCTGAATCATTTGTTATTTTTGTTTCATAATTATCATCGCCATATTGTACTTCAGCCCATGCAAGTGGCGAGGAGTCATCATCGTAATTTTTTTCTTCAAGCCATTCGATAAATTTATTTCTTTTATTGTCTCCATCAGCAGATTCTTCCCATCCTTCTTTGCTACCATCTGGCGGTACATAAAATGATTTAGTACCATTTATCATCTCTGGACTTATTTCGCTTACATAGCCAAATATTTCCAATGCTTTTTTGTGTGCTTTATCTATCCAATCACCATAAGTCCCAGTTATTACTATTGCGTGATGCCTAATATGTCCCATTTTTTCCTTCCTTATTCTTTATTTAACTTGCTTTATTATAATAGTATTTTAACCAATTTTGTCAATAACTATTTTAAAAATCTATATCTTCGTACTTAAATATGTTATTAATTTGTCTACCAGTGTAGGTAATTATTCCAACTATTATTGCAATTATTGCAAATCCGACTTTAGTTTTTGTTTTCATTATTTTTCTCCTTTTCTATTTTTTGTGCTTCAAATGATTCAATTACAAAACAAACATCTTCGTATGTAAGACCATTATTCGGGTCTATTATAAGTTTTGTTAAATTATTACCAAATCCAGAAAGTTCTTCAGCACAATCATCAAGAATTACAAACTCGTCAATATTATTTGTATCTATATATTCTTTAATTTCTGAAATGCGTTTGTTATTTTCTGCAATTGGTGTAACGCCAACACATTTGTCTCTGTATTTGAATTCTACTTTTTCAAGAATTTCTATTAAGCCTTCAAAAGTGAATTGCTCTCTCCACGAAGTTGAAAAAACAATATTGGCGTTTGTTCTTTCTATTAAGGTATTTAGCAATTTTACCTTTTCTTTCATTATTAAATCTGGATAATTACTCATGTTATGAAACAAAAACTTGCCATTATTTAATACTCCATCAAAATCTAAAAATATTACTCTCATTATCTATCTCCTATTTATTTTGTTTATAATATAATTATACCCACCTTTGCTATGAGGTAGTGTACATTTGGAACAATCTTTAATATTATCTTTTAGTCTCGTATAATTCCCACCACAATCATCCATATTATATAATGGACAAAAACAAAATAAACAATTAATCTTGTCTACATTTTTGCATGGGTAAAATTCGCAGTTTTTATTTTCAAAAAATTTGTAACTAAATTTACTCATCAAAGCCCCTCCATTGGTTCATCAAGATAATCTAAAACACCATCGCTTTTCATTGAATATTTCGTAACAATACTTCCTGTGCTTTCGGGATATATTTCGCTAATTTGTATAAGATTTCCGTATATATCATACATTTTTTTTCTACGTGGTTTTTTATTTAAATTTTCAAGCTCCTTAATCATTGCCCTAATTTTGTCCGTGTTTATCCCTATAGTTGTTTCCATTATTTCTCCTTTAGTATATAAACTATACTTAATTCATTACCATATATGTCGTAAGCCATTGTAAGTTTTAAATTTTGTAAATTTTTCAATCTTTTCTTTAATAGCCCTATATCAAACATTATCTTTCCATTAATCCCACCCGAAGTCATTATTGGCAAACTCATCCAGAGCGTTAAACATTTTGAAAATAAATTCTTTTGTTGCATGAAATTTACATTTATTTTCGAATCCACCAGCATGTATATAAACTTCGTTTAATGTTTTGCATACTTCTGGGGACATATCTGCAATAATAGTAATACCATTTGATGCCTTGAATTCTTTTTTTAAGGGAGTTAATTTGTTGGTCGGAAGTCTTGGTGAGTCAAATTCCAAAGAAAAATGTACACCTTCAATGTGATTTAATTTTATTTTCATTTTTGGTGTGCGAGCATCTAACTTCACTTGTATAACCTTCCTATTAAAATTTAAAAAAATGGAGCGAGCGTAGATTGTATAATCTCAATGACTCATAATAACCTATCAAATTATATTTAATCGATCATCTATGATGAACTGCGAATATAATGGCGATTTACTGCTTCACTCACCTTTCGGCTTCGGGTCTTTCGGGGTTTCAGAATCACCATATCTACTACACTATATCTAATACAAACCCTTTTTCGATATATGTATTTATTCAACTATCAAAATTTGTAGACGTACATCAACGATTTTAAGGGAATCAAATCCCACTTCAATTTATCTTGCCACCATAGCAAGGGATAGAAGCCGTTTTCTCCCTTTGATGTTAGGGTTGATGGTTAGTCATCTTTAGCTTTCACGTCTATTTAATTAATCTAACAAGACACTCGCATATCCTGCCTATTAAAATCTAAAAAAATTTAATAACCTCTCCAATCTTTTTGTCTCATTTATTTATTTCATTTAATATTAATTTAACTTGGATGTCAATATCTTTATATTTTTCGTTATCAATTCTAATTAATAATTTATTTTGATTTATGGCTTCATTATTTTCCACATAATCTCTTAATTGTGATTTTTCGAAATCATGGTTTTTATGTATTTTCCTAAAATGATACGGGCCATCACTTTCAATCCAAATGTTTTTGTCTTCTGATACAATATCTATATCGAAATTAATCACATCGGTTTTAATTCTACAATGTCTCTTGAAGCCATATTGCTCTAATTTTTTTGCCAACCCTCTTTCTATTTTTGAAGAAAATCTATCATTATTTTGATTTGATGCAATGAAGTTTTCAAATTTTTCGGGATTTTCTTTGTAAAGGGTCGCAAGTGTTTCCGAAATCTTCTTTTTTTGTTTATCACTTCACTTTCTGCCATTGGCACATTTTTGACTACAAAATTTTTTATGTTTGTCTTGACGATTTTCTCTAACGGTTACTTCGAATGGTCCATTACATATCGGACAAATTATTTCTTTTGTAATTTTTTTACCAAATCGGGCATCAACACTATTTAAAAAATTTTTTCTGCCATCTTCACTATACTTTATTTTTTTATGCTTTCATCTAACATGATTTGCTTTTTGTTGTCACTTTTCAAACTCTTCTCCGCATATTTCGCATTCATATTTTTTCATTTTTTTCTGCCTCCATATATAAGTATGGAGGCAGAAAGTTATATAGACTATTTTTGCCTATACAAACAAATGGTGGAGGTGGTGGGACGTTATCTTAACTCTACTTTCTCAAACCATTTATAGTAGAGACGAGACTATCGCATCATCCCATAAGGATGTCTCTTCGCTTAGTCGTTCACGCTGGCACTACCCTTGCGCCCTGTCGTCCTATGGTAGGACTTCCAAGTCAATCAGAAGAGATTTATTCACTATACCTTTCAATACAGGTCGACAATTATACTTATCGAACCCACGTCCACGAAGTCGCCTACTATAATTTTCTTACACACTTAGTTTATTTTACAATTTCAGATGCATCAAAAATAAACAAACCATACATCGCCCTCTTCGCCAGGTACATTGCGTTTCTACATGTTTTTATCATTGTTAGTAGTCACCAATTATCCTTCATTATGACTTCGATTTGCAGTGTAGAAAGAATAGACACCGCACGAAGGGTGGCTTACGCCGCCATTAATTGGCTGTTGCCGTTTAATTTTGTTTTGCAACATAGTTCGTATGCTCGTTGCCATCATAGTGTGAATCATATAAGGCGGGTCTCCATGTCAAAACCGGTCACCCCCTAATTATTTAAAAACTTATTAATTTTGTCCAAACAAATGGTATATGACTTCCATATCCAAGTTCACTAATTATGTTAGTTGCGCCAGGAAAATTTAACGAATGCACATAAAGTGCAAACTTTGGTTTTTTTAAAGCATTTTTTGCCAACCATTGTGCCACTTCATACCCAGTACCCCCATCAGACTCTACCATTTCTAATCCGCCTAAGTCGTGGTCTAAGAATATATAGTCAAAAGGATTCTCTTTTCGTAATATTTTTATTGCTTTTTTACTTTCTTTTGCAATAGTTAAATCTGCATTTCTAAAGTTCTTACGAAATTGAGCAATTCTTTCATCGTTATCTTCCAATATAAAAATTTTTGCCATTTTTTTTTCTCTCCTTTATTTAACTTACTATACTATAATATTCTTTTAGACGAACTTGTCAAGTTTGTTTTATTTTTTTTATCAAACGTTGTGAGTTTTAGCTTTATCTTGTACTAACAAATCATGAGCCACTATAATACGTTCTGGCGTAATAGTCATTCTTTTCATCCTAACCCATTCATTGGTTTTTTTGCCTCTAAAGTAAAACTCTTGACCAAAACATCCGATTTCAGCATTTCCTATACAATCGTTTGGGTCCAAAGCCATATGTATAATATTAATTTCTTTATTCATGTTTCCTCTTTAATTTACTTTATTTCCGTATATTGTAAATCTATCATCAGATTTATCAAGTGATAATAATTTATAAAAAAGTTCAATACGTTTTGGTGTGATATGTATTTTCTTCATTTTAGTCCATCTCGTCGCACCATTTGTCCTACAATAAAATTCTTGATTCTTACAGCCGAACTCACACAATCCGTCGTGGTGTGGATCTAAAGCTGTATGTTTAATATTAATACGCATTGGCATTTTTTGTTTCATTTTGCACCAACTAATTGAATAAATTTATAATCTTTTTCTTTTTTTAGGTCTGTAATATTTACTTGTTTCATACTCTTCCCCTTTCATGTGAAATATCTGTTTTTATATTTTTAATTTCATTTACCAATAAAAAATCTACAAAATCTTTTGGCGTTACTCCAGAATAAATTTTGAAATCTTTGCCAGTTATCCATGGCAATTTTTTTTTACAGTTAATTTCTTCAACTGTATTTCCCAAACAGGAGTTGGCAACAGGATAAGTAAATTTTATTGCTGATGTCCAAGTTAAATATAAAATACCCCACTTTGGGTTTGCAGAATCGCCCCATTGATTCCTTCGTTCTTTGGTCGGTTCAAATGGCGGACTACATTTATGAAATGAAGCGGTTGAACTCCAAAAGTCCCCATCTTGTCTTTTTAATTTTTGCGTAGTAAAATATGCAGTATTATCTTTCACAAAGCAAAGTTTGTATTTGCTTAAATTGTCATGCATCCAATGAGATAATTTCATTTTGATAGTAAATAATTTATTTTTCATATTACTATAATACCTTACTTATGATTTTTGTCAACAATTATCTAATACTCATTATCCAGTATATTTAGGAAATTTGCCCCAATTAATTGAGCAGTTTGTTTTCCAACATTCTTATTTATTAATTTTCTGTCTTTCTTGACAAGTACATTTAATGCATCACTACCATTTTCTTCAATGTAATCTTTCATAACATCAGCAATAAATTCTTTGTTAAGTAAACCAAAATCTTTGTTTGTAATTTCTCCAATGTGAGATAAAACGTTACGTAATCTATTTTCAGTAACATACATGCTGATTTCTTCAACGATAGGTTTGATTGCTTCATTGACTTCTTTTAATTGCTTTTTGGGTGCTTTGGTTTTTTCTTCCCATTTTTTATTTTTATTCTTAAATGCAACTCTAGATTTATCTCTAAAGTATAAATCTTCTACTGGCATAAATACATAACCTTCCATAATATTATCTTCTATTGGTGGAAGATCGAAATCCTTATATACTTCACTCAGCTCATCATTAGGTAAAGCTATCATTTCATCAAATGTACCAATAAATAAAACTTTTGGAGTTTTAAGTTTAGATTTTGTATATGTTAAACTTTCTATTAATTCTGTCCAAGTAACGTGCCTATTTTTTGTATTATCGTCAAATATTAAAAGTATATCATAAATATATAATTCATTATGAGGGCAATAATATATGCCTTTTTGTACTTTTTTTCCACACTTATCATTTGATACATCTGGATGTGGATAAGTTCCACCAAACAGTTCACCAAATATAGCGATTTGATTAAGATTGGGATGTATATTTTTAAAGTATTTATATAGCTTTCTAGCATCTTCGGAATATTTTTCCATTATTAGTTCATAATTAAAAAAGAATTCATCTTTTTCGATAAAACTGGTTCTCTTTGCTGGTTTAATTTCGTCTTTATCAACCCACACAGAAAAATTTCCGCCATGAATTTTCTCAGTTGCAACCCATTTAATATCTGGCGCATCATATTCATGTTCCCTTACCATGTTGATAAATTTTTCTCTATAACTATTTTCTATACTTCTATACTTGATAAATCTTAACATTGTGACTCCTATTTGTCTATTTTATTATATCCAAAGCCTAGTTCTTTTGCAGTTTGGATAATTGCATCTTTCCAAGGTTTGCCACTATACCTTTGCCTTTGGCATAGCGTACCTAACATTATGTGCGCCTTAGTTTGTAAATTGTTTTTTAAAACTTTGGTAAGACTCTTCTGATATTTCAATCTCCTTTTTGTCTAATACGATAATTCTTGCTTTTGTGAATATAGATTTATTCACATATCTTAATGACAACTCATTTCGCTTTACAGCTTCCAAACAAATCTCAGATGTTTGTTCTTTTACATATCTTAATGAATATCCATTTTGTTTTACAGCTTCTAAACAAATCTCAGATGTTTGTTCTTTTACATACCTTAATGAGTATCCATTTTGTTTTACGGCTTCCAGACAAATCTCCGATGTTTGTTCTTTTACATATTGTAGTGAGTCTCCATTTCGTTTTACAGCTTCCAAGCAAATCTCAGATGTTTGTTCTTTTACATATTGTAATGAATCTCCATCTTGTTTTACAGCTTCCAGACAAATCTCAGATGTTTGGTCTTTTACATATTGTAGTAAATACCCATCTTGTTTTACAGCTTCCAAGCAAATCTCAGATGTTTGGTCTTTTACATATTGTAGTAAATCTCCATCTTGTTTTACAGCTTCCAAAGCCTCTTTGCCGTCATAATCAATAATACCACTTTCTTCTCCATTTACTTTTTTCAAAAATTCTTTTAATGTCATCTTATCCCCCTTTATTTTTTTTATCTCTTTCACTCTCTCACTTACATTACTATAATATTCTTATTGATGGTTTTGTCAAGTTTATTTTAATCTTCTTTCTTCACGCTTGAAATGCAACCATAAATACATTTTATTTATTCTGCCCCTTCTGTTTCTACACTCTTCAATACTAAATTTCCAACTTCGCCTAATGAGCCAAATGCATCGTCGAAATTACTTGATAAAAATTGTTCTGGACTCATTTCTAATTTGATTGTAACTACTACTTTTTTATTTTCCATTACTTGTTCTCCTTATTTTTGGAATCATTAATCTCAATTTCGTCACTTATTTCTTGAAATATTTCTGCAACCTCAATTTCTTCTTGGGTTACTTTTTCATTATGAGATTTTTTTACTTTTGGCCATTTTGCCATTATCTTAAGAAATCTTTTTTGATTTGGATTTAAATTATCAAGAATTAATAGATTCTCAATATCTTCTCTTTTTATTTTTTTCATTATATCTCTCTTATTTTGACTGGAAGAATTGCATATGCGTTTTTGTCATATGATTTTAATATATCTTTTGCTTTAAGCAAAGTAAACTTTTTTGCAAAATTATCAAATGCGCTCATGTGCAAACTTCTTTTGGTTGATTTTGAAACATATGCGTTATGCTCTTTATTGAAAATAACAAATTTTTTCTTGTCGAGTTTCATATTAATTACTTCTTGCACAAACTCTTCTTTAAGTTTTGCAACACCATCAAGCATTTTTTCATCTTTCAAAACTTCGATTATTTTGACAATATTTTTGTAATTCCAATGAGTTTCTGGTGTAGCCTCATAAGTTGCAAGTGTTTCTTTTGGAGTCTTTGGTAAATCACTTGCGTCATAGGCACTCAACCCAGTTAATTCTTTCATCAGTTTATCATACTTATACGCCAGATTTTCAATAGCAATATTTTTATCACTTCTTGTTTTGAATTGAATGTTTCCGCCAAATATTTCTTTGATTACTTCACTAATTGGAAAATATCTTGACCAATAATTTGAACGTGGCATAACATTATTGTCTCCGCCTTTAACTTTACAGGTTAACTCTTTCTTGTTGATTGAAATAGCATTTGCACAAAAATAACTCATATTAATCTCCTCTTTATTTCTTTATTTTTTATCTCTTTCACTCTCTCACTTACATTACTATAGTATTCTTATTGGTGGTTTTGTCAAGTTTTTTAATCTGATTGCGAATGGTTTGCAAATGCATTCAAAACTTTACTTATTTACAACATTCAGGTATTAAAATAAACTAATCTTAAAGTATTGTAAGTTTTTTATTTCATTCCAATCTCCTTTATTTATAATACAACAAATGCTATTCCAACTACTAACAAAGCAAAATCTGGTAAAACTGGAAAGAAAAGCCGTATTGATTCTCTCGAAATACATCATAAAGACAGAAACACAAACAATAATGACCCAAAAAATCTTATAGTTTTAACAGTAAAAGAACACGATGATTTACACAGCCGTGACTAATTTCATGTTCTGAATGCTAATAATTGACCCAGTAGGTATTAACATGATATTTCTATAATCTCCCTCATCGTTATACTCTTCTGCAATAATTGTGGTTATATCATCTTTTTCAAGTAAATATCCTAATGTTGTAAATAAACACATTTTGACTTTCTCGCATTCGTCTTTTGTATATGTTCCAGTGTATAATCTTGCATCATGCCAGACAATGCAAACTGGTTTATATTGATTTTTATTCATCTTGTGTCTCCTTTATTTATAATACAACAAATGCTATTCCAACTATTAACAAAACAAAATCTTGCCAAACAGCCCTTGGAACAATAATCCAACCGTTAAGAACATCCCAACTTGATTTCTGTGGCCATAAATCATTATAAGATATATGATTAAATACTCTTTCATAAAAGAATATTCCAGCCATCGTTGCCCCCATATAATCAAACAATAATCCTTGTAATGCATAACCCTGATGTGCCAACCAAACATACATTATAACAGAACCAAACATTCCAACATTCTCGCCCATAACTCGCCATGTATGGTAACACCACCTGCCCTGAGCGGTTTTGAATAATGGGCTGTCGTGAATTCCAGGTCTTATAATATAATTGCCATGTCGCCTTTCGCTAGTTGACCACGTATATCCTTCAGTTGCACCTTCACCTACCCAATACCACATTGTGAACATTATTGCCGATGCTACTGGAGATAATCATGTAACTCCTACAGCAATACAAATAAGTGCAATCTCTATCCAATGATTTACGACTCAATTTCCAATATCTTTAATCCATTTCATCTTGTGTCTCCTTATATTTTCCTTTATTTAACTATGATTGTACAACCAATTTCTTCGAATCTTTTCTTTAGTCTATTGGCTTCATCTAAATTACAGCCTGTTGATAACGCAAGATTTTTCGCTTCAACTAAATCTTTTGTTTCTTTAAGCATTGTGCCTAATATAGTTCTTGCTTCTTTAATAACTCTGATTTTCTTTGTTGGTATAAAATCAGTCATTATAACGTCAAATTCTGTTTGTGCTTCTTCTTTTACAACTTTCTGAACAATAATAGCTTCTGGTGGCCTCGCTACAATATCGAACTCCTTTTCAAGTGCCGAAGTCGTTTCGTTAAATTCCCACACTGACATTGTTTTGATAATGTCTAATACTTGTTTAATTTTCTCGCTCATTTTATTCTCCTTTTATTATTTCAAACATTCGACACTTTTTACTCTTTGGTGTCGAATGTTGGGCTTTATCTTTTTATTCTTTTATCAAATTATTATTTTATCTGTCAAGATATTTTGGTGGAATACAATCCGCTATAATCTTCTAACTTAATATTTATTATATTTTTTAACTGATGTCTCAATTATACGTGCTACCTTTTTTACTTTTAATTTCTCGCCAGTTATTTCGACCCTAATCGTCTCTCTTAAAAATCCTTTGTCTATATCTAATATAACTTCAACGTCATTCAAAAAGCAAACATTTTTTATAAATATTGGGAACTTTGCCCATCGTGAACATTTTATACAACTTTTTGCTATTATTTGCGCCATAATTTGCCATCCTTTATTTTTCGCTACTCGTCTTCGTTTGATTAGCCTTCATACGTGCTTCTATTTCTTCAATTGCAACAAATTTATACATTTTTTTCATTATCGTGTATTGGCATCTTCCTTTTATTGTGTCTGCTTCGTCGTAAAATTCTTTTTCAGTTTTAAATACATGTGCATCGATTATTGTTACATAATTAAGTTTTTTATTAAAATACCAGCCTGAGCAATCTGAATGTTCAATAACAAAATTTTTCATTTTATCTCCTTTTATCGTCAATGAATTTCTTTCCTTCTTCTTCATCTTTTACGGGTATTAACATTCCATGTCCAACAACATATAATCCGTCTGATTTGGTTACTGTTCTATATTCACCAGAGGTATCAAATTCCATTCCGTCTGAAAACTTCAAACTCATGCCTCCTCCTCTTCATCTTCGCCGTAATCTCTAATGGCGTTTGCAAGTGACATTATAGATTGATTATATCGGTTTTGATTTTCAATTGACTCATTAAGATGTTCAAAAACATATGCGTCTGCATTGCCAATCATTACGCCTTTATGATTAAACTCTCTAACAATTTCACGTGCCTCGTCAACGAGGTTTTGCATTTCTTCGGCTATTTCTTCTAATCTGTCTACCGCTTCTCCTTGTAACATTTTCATAATTATTCTCCCTCTATTTCTTCACCATAACAGCTACAACTTTCACCTTCTATAACGTCAAAACCGCAAATAGGACATTCAGTAATACTAACCCATTCGCCATCAATAAATTCTTTGCTATCATTTGGACATCCAACCTCATGGATAAAAATGCCATTAACAACCATGGCTTCGCATTGGTTACATTTCATAATTTGTCTCCCTTTTATTTTTTTTATCTCTTTCACTTACATTACTATAGTATTCTTATTGGTGGTTTTGTCAAGTTTATTTTTTATTCTTAGGTAAAAAAAATGATGCACTTAAGAGTGCATCATTATACTAATCTTTTGAATGATTATTGGGCATTGCGAAAACTCAGTGATGGCCTGTAAAGCCTCTTGTAACCAAGTTTGCCGTTCATCTTACAAATTAGTGTTGAAAAATAATATATTAGGCCTTCAGTTCTTGGCGACAGCCTTACATTGGGGTGGCATTTCATCCACTATTGTTTGTTAGGTTTCTCCTAACGCTATCCAAGATTAACGATATTATTTTTTCTGTTGTTTGAAACGCAACGAGTATCCTACAAATTACCCCGTTATTTGTTTGTTTTGGAGCGGACGACCAGGTTCGAACTGGCGACCTCACTTCTATTGTGTAAATAGTTTCTTTTCTGTCCAAACTTCAAATAATATATTATTATTTTTACAATAATCTTTCATTATATTTATTTTTTTGTTATTGTTTCATATATTTAACAATCTTTTTGGCTTAATTTCTATTAATTTTTTTTTATTATTTTTATATATTACTAAAAAATCTGGTATAGTCGAATGGTTATTCTTGTCATATGGAATGTTAAATGGTTCATATTCGTATGAAAGAATGTTTTTATTATTTTCAATAATTTTAAATGCCTTTAATTCGTATGAACTTTTGTAATACCATGTTTTATTATTTTTATTACTATAGAAATAACCGCTTACATAATTTTTATTTAGTGGCGGCTTTCCATACATTGGGTTGTTTTCGCCTTTGTTTTTTGACCATTTATTTTGTATATCATAGCATAATTTACAACAACATGTTTTTTTGGAATTTGATGTCTTGACTACAAATGGCGCATTACATACTTTACATTGTTTTATTTTTATTTTAGTAAATTTATAATTTTCTTTTGTTAAATATTTTTTGCCAGTATTTGCTTTTGTTATTTTTTGTATTGTCTCTTTTGAATGTTGTCTGCTGTTTGCACATTTTCTACTACAAAATTTTTTATATTTTCCTTTGTTAAGTTGGGTTTTAGTAAGTTCAACCATATATTCTTTATTGCATTTTTTACAATTAAACTTATAAAATTTTCTTTCTTTTGTATTTTTTTTTGCTATTTTTTCATTTATTTTTTGTTTTGCGGGATTGCTTGGGCAGTTTCTAATATGGGCTCCAAATTGTTGAAGATTTTTAAATTTAATTTCTTTTTTACATCATTTACATATTCTTTTCATTTTTATTCTCCTTACTACTATAAATATATAGCGGAGAAAAAAAATCGAAACTTTTTTGGAGCGGATTGGGGAAATCGAATCCCCATCTAATGAGTGGCACTCATTTATTCTACCATTAAAATAAACCCGCAACGTTACGCTCTACCGATTGAGCTACACCCGCATTTGCAACTTTATATTGAAAATATTATTACAAGTCCTGTTGCTATAATTGTCAATCAACTTCCCGCAACTACATCGCAACAACTATCAATAAATTTATATTGTAATCAGAATTTAATTTTTTCTTTACCTTCTTGTAAGTTCCATTGCTTAACTTCAAAACCTATAAGGATACCAATATAAAATATAGATGCGCATATAAATAACCATCATTGCTTAAATATTAATGATGCTACTACACCAAAAATTATAAAAAATATTGAGAATGGCAATCCTATTTTTGCATGTTCTGGTAAGGATGATACATTTTCAACACCAACCTTTGCTCATTTAACTATTGTCTTAATTCACTTAAACATTTTATTTCTTTGGCTCTGCCCAGTCTTTACCAAAACGTCCACCTGGTTTAATTTTTTTTATTCCGTCTGCGTCACATTTGCCCCATTCATTTCCTGTTTTTGCTCCGTCTCCATTTGGTCCTGTTCCGTCTCTTTTTGGCATAATAAATCTCCTTCTTTATGTATTTTTTTATATAATTTGTTTCTACTTCCTACTTTATGTATATAGTAAAATTTATACATTCCATAAGATTTAATTCCATTTTTTTTACTATATCGCTCACCATGTTTGAATCATGCTAATGTTTCTTTGCGTTTCATTATTCTTTATTAAGGCATTGCAAGATACGGTAATGTTTTTAAAACTTCAAAAGCTTCTGAAAATATATATGGTGTGGTTTTATATTTTCCATCTTCTTGTTTTAAACTTAAGTTATAGCAATGATCGTCTATTGATATTTGACATCGTCCGCCATGTTCATCAGCTAATGTTGCAATTGGATCGAAGAGTGCCCCATTTTCAAACATTGATATTTTGTCTGTCTCTACTTGTTTATACATAATTGTCTCCTTTATATTATTTACGACTTTTGCTATTGGTGTTAATCCCAGCTCTGAATAGAAATTCTTCAGCATTTTTCTTTGTTGAAATTATATTTCAAATATACTTCAATTTCTATTTTGCCAACCCTTGATAACGAGGAACCCAAATAGAATCCTGGTCTATAATTTTGGGGTTACTATAATCTATAAAAATAAAATCTCTAATATCCCATTGCTCATAAATTTTTTTATAAGCTTTACCATTAGAAATAATATTTTTAGTTCTTCTTACTTTTTTATTTGCCTGTCTTTTAGCAAACTTAAGATGTTTTCTACCTTCGCTAAAATGTGGATACTTTTTAAAACTTCTACTCATACCTAAATCTCCTTTTTTAAGAATATTTAGAACATTGCACTTCTTCTAAAATTTATTTTCATTTTATTCTTCTGAATTTGATTTTTGTGGTAAATTATTCCACCATTTAATTGCATCATTGGCGTCTTCAAATCGACCTGACCTTATAAGACAAGATGTACATTGTATTACTGAATATTTGTCCAGCCCTACAATCCAACCATCCTCTTCGGTAATTTTACATTCTTTCCCACAAAGTGGGCAATTATTTATTTTCATATCTTTCCTTCTTTATTATTATAGAACCACAAGATTTAATCTTAGTGTCAGACCAAAAATTACCCATACATAATTGTGCGTGAATTAAGAAAAAATCTCCACCATAGTATTTTCTTCCAAATTTGAATTGGATTAAATTATACTTTAGTTCGAAATATTTAAGCATTTTTTTCATACGTTTACTCCTTAGATTTTCATGGCGAATAAATAACATTCCCAACTTTACACCAACATTTTTTATTTTCTTCTTCGCTATATTGCCAGTTTACTTTGTGCCATTTTAATCGCCATCTAAAATTTTTAGTATGTTTCATTGCTTCATCACGTCCTTTCGCTGTATCATATTTTTTTATATGCGTATCTTGCTTGCCATGAAACCAATGATATTCTGTAATGTGAATTCCGAACAATTTCTTTTTCTTGCCACGTGGTTTAGTTTTCATTTTAAACCTTTGTGTGATGTCATATTCAAGTTCAATTCTACTTCTTTTCATTAAACCACCCTGCTTTATTCAATGCTGATTTTTTAATTTTAGTTATTCTTGTTCTTTCTTTATAAGTTCTAAACGGAATATATAATTTTTCATAGCCGTTTAATTTTTCTATGTCTTCTACGGCTAAAGCAACATTGCCAATATATTCATCAACTTCATCAGATGGTGTGTTTCCAATGTTTACTTCAACAATTAATACTTTTTCATCATTATCTTTTAATGCTTCATTTATATTATTTATTACAACTTCTACTTTTGTTACTTTTTCCATAAAATTGCCTCTCTTTAATATTTTTTACTCAACAATAATTCTTTTTGCCATTTTATAGCCAATTGCAATTTGAGTTTGCCCAATATTAATAGTAATGGGGCCGCACATCATTTGAGATGAAACTTTTGATATTTCGACACCAACTCTTATTCCCAAAGATTCAATTTTATTAATAAAATGCTGTCCACCAATTATATCTTTTATTATTGCGATTTCGCCATTTTTTAATTCTGAAATTTTTCTCATAATTTTATTGTTTAACTTTGTCTCCATATATTGTTTATTAACAATTTTTTTCAATTATATTATTATAAAGTTTAGATGATTCTATAAGCATATATATTGATGTTTTAATTTGTTCATTATCGATATCTGCTCTTTTGATAAAATCTATTGTGCTATTCAATAGATTGTTCCATAGTTTAAGTTTAAATTCTACTAATTCTACATTGTATTCTTCCATAATTCCTCCTCATAATTTTATTGTTTAACTTTCCCTTTAGTTGCTCCAGCTTATTATGGGTAACTTACCACCACAATCCTTCCAATATTTCACCAAATAACTTTAATCCCTCATCAACTATGATTCTTTCTTTGTCTGTGAAAATTCTAATCCCTTCATTTCTTGATAAAAGTTTAAATGATTCAATAACTTTTTCACAATTAATGGTAAATTCTTTTTCATCAAGACAATCTTTAGTAATTTCTACATACCTTTCAAGTCTTGGGATTGCAAAATTAATGATAGTGTCGCCAACTGACCAAGTTTCTGAATCATCAAATCCTCTTTTTATTCTTTGCTTAGAATATTCTTTTTCTCTATCATCATTTTTTTTTGTCAATGAAAAACATATATTCGGAACACCCAAATATTTTATGTCTAATTTTTTATTCATAGTTTATTCCTTTTTGTCATAAGTTCCTAATATTTTTTGTGTAGATTCTATTAATTTTGCTGTATTATAATGATGATTTTCAAGATACCTAATTGCATCATCTAATACATTAATAAAATCTTGAAGTTTCCCCCCCGTTATCTGTGTCATATCAACTTTAGTTTCAACCCAATCATCAGGCAGTACACTATCAATAGGTTCTCTTATTTTTTTTCATTCACCAAATCATCATACATTTTTGATAATGATTCTGGATAAAATGGACAATCTGGATGATGTTTAATCTCTCCACCCGTATAAGCTCTACATCCTGCTACACATTTTTCTTGCATCTCTTCCTCCTTTCGCTACACATAACATAGCTGTCGCGCTACGCTTTGCATCACACACGTGCTCATTATGCGTAACTTAACTTTGTTGTAAGCTTTCTTTTAGTTGTTTGACCCATTTATTTCTTTCCACTACCCGCTCTATTTCTTCACGGTTACTTTTTGTATAATAACTTACATCCCACAAAATACTCTTCAATTTTTTATTAGCCCATTCTTCGGCATTTGATATTGTTGGATATTTTGGTTCATAACAATCAAAATCTATAGATTCATTAATTTGTTTTATCATAAAACTTTTTAATTCTTTGTGATCAAATGTTGGTTGTTGCCATTCTCTAACTTTTTCAAGCATTTTGTTATATTTTGATTTTTGAGATTCATTTTCTTTTATTTCTTCTTCATATCTTTTAATAGCAGAAGAAAACTCATCTTTCGCTTTTTGTTCCCAATCTGATTTTGAAAGTTTTTTAAATTCAATTAGTTCTTTTTCTGCCTTAGCTAATTCTTTACTGAAATAATCAGATGGTTCAAAAATTGGAATTTCTTTATCTTTCGGATCATCCCTCATTGTAATACAAGCACCAAAAGCTCTGGCGCAATCCATCACAAAATCTTTAAAACTAATCCCTTCTTCACTTATTATTGCTGCTGTGTATCCCGTTGGCATTTTAGCCTCCTTTTTGTTTTGTTGTTACACATAACACTGCATCATCGCTGTGTGTAGCGTGCTTCTCATTAGGCACAATCCTCTTTTTCGTAATATAGTCTTGCAACATTATATTTCACTCGCCCTGACGTGTATTTAAATCCCGGGGTAAAATATTCACTTTTATATTTTTCTTTTTGAACAGTCTCTATCTTTAGTGTCTTGACGTTATTATCCACCTGATATTTTTCCAAATCTTTTGCGTATTCAAAATCTTTAAATGTAATCATATTTTCTCCTTATATTTTTCCAAGAACTGCGCATAGCACTGTACTCCTGCCTTCGGCATAGCATGCTGACAGTTGCAGACAACTTAACAAAATCTATATCCAGTATAAAGACAATTAGAACAATGTGTTCTTTTTTGCGGTGGATTACTTGTTAGAATACACATCGGTTCACTATCTAATAATTCTTTGCCACATTTAGGACATTCAATTCCATTTAGTCTTGGTTCATTAGAATTTAATGTACTGCGAATTTGCGAAACTTCTGCATTTGATTCGCTTAAACTTTTTAATTTGCTCATAATTATCTCCTTTATTTTTAAGCGGCCTATAACACTATGCCTTCACTGCATTGCGGTTGCACAGCGCACCTACCGTTATGTACTAATTGCTTTTATTATGAATCGCTTAATCTTGTTGATAGCCCTCAGTCCGCAATTAAAATCATCACACTCTTCACCTTCTTCCGGTCTTTTAGCCACCTTATGTTTTCTACAGTAACCCTTTTCAATATATGCACCAGATTTACTGGGATTAAAGTTATAATAAAAACAAAAATCACAAACCTCAATATCGATACAATTTTTACATTTTTTCATCTTTTTCTCCATTTTTATTTAGCACAAACTGCCACTAACAAGTTGCTTAGTGCTGGCCTTTGTAGTGTTTTGGCACGTTGACTCTTCGAGTCTTTTGCATCGCACACCTCTTCATTATATACACACTATATTCTTTAATATATGAGCAATAACATCAACTGTCCATCCATTTCCAATACATTTGTATCTATTTGTTTCACCAATTAAAGATGTATATTTGTCTGGTATTGTTTGCAGTCTTTCAGTTTCAGTTGGCGTTAGCCTTCTTATGTTATTTTTATTAAAATCTTTCCCATCTTCTAGATAATATAATCCACTTTTGCCGCCAAGCCCACCCGAATTTGCATTTATTGTGCAAGATTTTCCATTAATAGAATACACTCTGTTTCCTTGCGAAAAACTTCTTGACGTATCCCTATCATTATCTATCCATTTTTTCTTACTTATAATTCCACAAACATATTTTAATCCACGTTTTGAATTATGTTTGCTTTTTTTGGGGACATAAATATAATCTTTTTTAAGAAAATATTTATCACCAACATCATGGGAGATTATATCTTTCACTAAGATATTAGCATCTTTAGGCTGTTTGATGTTTTTTATATTTGTCCAATAAATCCGATCTCTACTTTGTGCAGACAATAGATTTGAATTTATTGTTATCGGTTGTGCATTAAAATAACTGCAAATAATTTCCTTATTTTCTTTTGTCATACTACCTACATTTTCAAATAAATAATAGGTTGGTTTTGTATATTGCATGGCTTTGATAAATTCAAAAAATAGTTTAGATTTTTCGCCACTTAGTCCTTCATTTTTCGTATTGCATCTTGACAAATCTTGACAAGGTGAGCCTCCAATCAATAAATCTATTCTTGGTAGCTCTGAAAAATCAGCACCCACAACATTTCCCATTTGTATTGTTTTTGGATAATGATGGTTTGTTATGGAAATTGCATTCTTATCTATCTCGTAAGCAAAATAATTGTCCACAACAATCCCTGCCCTTTCCAATGCAATTTGCCCGCAACTTATCCCGTCAAATAAACTTAATACATTCATTTATATACCTCCGTGTATACATAGTTACACGCTTTCCCATTATGTGAAATTTATTTTTCATTCCTTCATAACAGCCAATCCACGCTTTGTATGGCATGCTGGCAGTTATAAGCAACTTATTTTCTCTGTTGTTTTTGGTAATATATACCCTCCATAAATGCAGAATGACAAATTTGTTTATAAGATAATTGTCCACAATGAAATCTGGCTTGTTCATTTTTGAACCATTCGCTAAAATATGTGTCTTTTTCGGAAATTTCATCTACATCTAAGTCTTTAATTTGTTCTAAATTACCAATCTCATCTCTTGCATTTAATTCATTTGATTTTTGGTTAGCTTCTTCTTCTGAATATCCACCTTCTGCAAAGTTTTTCTCTTCATTAAGTATAACCCAATATCCGCAAACTTCTGAATATTCTGCCCTATATTTCATCTTTTCCTCCATTTTTATTTGACGCAAACTATCACTAACAGCCATATCTGTACTATTTTTCAATTATTAGCTCTTGTCCACATTGACTGCATTTGAATCTAACTATTTCAACCATCCCGTTCCAACCATTTAATTCTTCAAACCCAGTATAACAAGATGGGCAACTATAGTGTGCTTCAATTCGATAAGTTGGTACTTTGATAAATCTAATTTTAACCTTTTTGGCTCTTTTTGTTGGCTTACTCATACAAATTCTCCTTATTTCTATAATAATACTCTATTAATTATCATAATTTAATTACTATTTAGAAATTACAATACATCACTTCTACTTTATTGTTAGATTCGGCTGATCTATTAGGTGATATACTTCGCATATTTCGTATATTAATTTTTCGCCAGCCATCTAATATTTCATCGTTCAATTTGTGATCAGTATTTGTATATAATACACGTCCTTTAATATTTTTGACCACATTAAGAAACTTTATAGTTTTTTCTTCTGAAAAAGATTGTTTATACCCGACTACATTCCTTTCGAAATAAGGTGGGTCTATAAACCAAGTTGTCCCTGGGGAGCTTATTATTTGATTCGGTATATCAAAAAAATCTAGATATATAATTTTCGCTTTATTGAGACTATGTTGTAAATCTAATAACATAGTTTCTGTTAAATAAATATCGCCGCATCTGTTACCGTAAGATTGATTGAATCCATTAGGGCCGAATCTTATCATGGAGTTGATACAACTACGCATTAGATAAAATAGACCAATAGACTCCTCCTTGGTACCTGTATTAAAATACTTTTTATTATACACATCATTCCTGAAACTATAATATGCTTCTTTGCTCTTACTGATATCACCATACCTACATACTTCATTATCATAGAACTTCTGAATGTCTTTAAAACTAATAGTGGCGAAGTCATTTAATAATTTAATAATTGGTTTATTAATATCGAATCCATAACATTTCTTAAATTCATACCCAAGATTGACCAATACTGTACCGCTTCCTAGAAACGGCTCCACAAACAGATTATTCTTATCGCATTTATCTAATTCTGCCTTTATTAGGTCTAGATATTTAAATTTGTTTCCTACATACTTTAGAAACTTAAGTTTTTTCATTTTTTCTCCTTATAACAGCCTATTTATGCTATGCTTCGCTTGCATGGTATACTGGCAGTTGTATGCAATTAAAAAAGACATACAACAATAAATATAAGTAATGTGAGCGGCTAGAATCAAACTAGCTCAAGGGTCTTAATCTATGACTTTACGCCCGAAATAAAGTCTATTTAGCGTCTACTCAATCCGCCACACCCACATACTCATATTATATCTAGTTATGTGCCATTAATTCCATTCCTAAAATTATTAATATATATCTCATAATCTTTACGTTTCTGTTTACTTTCTTTTGTTTCTATTAAGCCGATAAAAGGTATGTCTTTGAATTTTCTACAAGGTGGTGGTTTAGGTGGTGATGGGTATTTAGATAAATCTAAAATAGAATTCTTTTTCATTTTACTTCCCCTTCATAACGGCCCATCTATGCCTTACATAGCATACTGGCGGTTATGCGTTATATCTGCCAATTACTTCGCCTTCAAAATAATCTTTTTCTCTATGCCATCCATTTTTTGTTTTTTGAACATGTGTAAACCATTTAGAAATGCCATCTGTACAAGATATTTTATCGTGTTCTTTAACGATTTGTCCGGCTTTATTTATTCCCCATATATTCATTCCGTCCTCCAAGTCTTTTTTGTTTTGTCGTTACACATAACATAATTGTCAGCGTTAGTTTTTACATGTGCTTTGGCTTTGATTATTCTGATCACGTCGCACACTCTCTCATTGTACACAAGCCTCACTTGCTTCTATTATCTCTTTACATAATTCTGATGGTATTTTTGACCTCTCATAATTGTTCTTCCGCCCCTGAGTTCCAGTTTTAGTACCTCTTCTTGCCGATTCGTGATGGCAATGCTTGTTTATGATATTTCCATCAGCGTCATATTTGTAGTTATGACACATTGGTCTGGGAATCCACTTCTCATTATTCGTCCACCAATCTGTCGGCTTCATTCTGGAATCTCCGTATTTACAATAGCACACGGTATTTCTTGGAATTCCCTGCATAAACTTCATTTTTCTTAGCATCCCTCTCGGATTTTCGATATAAAACTTGAAATTTTGGTTTACTTTTAGGATGTCGGCAAATAATTTTAGCATGTTTTCGGCCATCCTGTCGCTCTTTTTGGCAAACTCAGATATTGGTATTTGCCCATTTCTATGATGCGATATTGCCGCAATGGAATATGACATACACGGTAATGATGCCTGGCAAACATCTGGGATAAATGGAAGATCATTGATGGTTATATGCTCACAATCCATTACAATGTCAATTCCTTCAAATGGTTCTATATCAACAGAGCAACAAATATGCCCTCGCTTTTCTGCTTCCTTCTCAAATGACCTACTACCTGCAAAAAGTACAATTATTTTCATTCGTTCTCCTTATGTATAACACTATATATACTTTACGCTTCGCTTGCATAGCATACCTCACATTAGTGATAATTATCTGTTTCTAACTCCCGTATATTCTGTTGCTTTTCCTTTTTCCACAAGCAACGCAAAACGCCAGACACTTTTCAAGTCTATACTTGATATTGACCCTACTTCTCTCCAATGGCATAATCCTCATAAAGCTATCCTTTCGAGAATTGTTTGCTCTGGTTATATCATGCCTTACTGCTCTATATGTTTTTTCCATATTTCTTTCCTTAATTTTTTTGCCACAGCCAACTTACAGAATGTTCCATTTGTATTTGTTCGTATCCATTTTCAATGTAGTATCGTTTAGTTGTTGAGCCTTGATAAATTGCCGTTGTAAATATTATACATAGTGCAATTATAATAAAAATCATTATTACCGCTGTTGGATTATTTTTTAAAAATTCTCTCATCTTATCTCCTTTGTTTTTTTAATTATTGGCTTCCACTCTATCCTGTACCATTTACACCATTCATCACATTCGTATATTCTTCGTTTTACATATTTTATTTCACGAGATTTGATATATTCAATAGCATCTTTTTTGAACTGAAATATTTTATCCAAATATCCATCGTGACCATAATCTCCGTGCATTAGTAGATAAACCTTATTCATCTTTTCCTCCTATTTTTTCGGTCTGCTATACTAAAAATGAAATATAACAAGCCACTCTGTGCAATCGTACCGCAGTTCCACACATTATGCGTAATTTTTTATTCTTTCAAAATATGCTTTTGGGTCATACTCTTCTTCTGGTTGCAACCATGTTAATGAATGACTTTCATCATCTTTAAACTTTTCTTCCATATCTCTAATACTGCCACTATAATACCCATCAATCCAACTATAATTGTATATTGTGTAGAAAAAATAAGTTTTGCCTGTATCTAATGGCTTTTGTTCTTTAAAATCTATTTCTTTGTAAAACATAATCTCTCCTTAAAAACTATGCATAGCAAGCATATATTCGTTTTGTTCCTCACGTACCATTATATAAAAAAAACTAAAATAAATTTGAATATTCTGCTTTAACTTTTGCAAATGTAAAATGTTGCAATGTTTTAAAGTTGATTACTGGATTCTTTTGTTTTTTGATTATTTGCCAAATTTCTTCTATAACAAAATCATGATAAACTGTATGTAATAATCTTGGAATATCTTTTGATCTGAATCCACCATCTTGCTCAATCTTAGCATACACTTTATCTATCATTGCTTTTGTAAGAAAAGAGTTAACCGCTTCTTCTTCTGGTATCTTAGTTCCATTTTGAAGTGGTGCGCCCATTGCTTTATGATGTTTTTCTTTGAATTCTGATCCAACAATTTTGGCCCATGTTGTTCTTCCATATTTATTTACATAATCATATCTTTTTATAACAATTCCTTCACCAAAGCCTTTTCCATTTTCAATTAGATATTCATTCGCATCTAATAATTTTACAAACTGTTCATACGTTCCATTCTTTAGAATTCTTATTGGTGGAATATATTCAACTCCAAAATCTTCAAGATACGATTGGTACTCATCATAATGTAAATAAGATTTATCAACCATCACATCAAAAACATAGAATTTTTTCCACGCATTTTTACGGTAAGTTTTTAAAGAATGAGGAACAAGCCATTCTCCAAAAAGTCTATGATTCGGAAATTTATTAAGATAATTTAAGATATTTTTATCATGTATGATATCAGTGCAAAAACCAGCATTATCTTGTTCGATAGATAATTCTCTTCTTCTACTACCTGCACACAATTCGCCTTCGCACATCCATACGCTTGCATTTGTTCCGTCAATTTTTGGAAAAACATAACATTCTCCGAATTCGATTCCTTCAACTTCGGATGTGCCAAATCTTTCAATGTGTTGGTATTTTACAAAATCCATCATTTCTCCTGTTTTAGTTTAATCATATAACAAACATGTATTCGTTTCGCCTTGCTCAGTCATCATATTTTCTTTCGCTTTTATTTTTAACTTCATTTACTACTTTATATATATTGATGAAACTGTCAAACAATTTCTTTTCTTATCACATTTTTTCATATTTCATCATTATTAAAAATCTTTTGCCTTTTTGTCTTGGGCGACCGCCTCAAACTCACTAATGGCAGACATATTCCGAGTGCAACCTGTTTCGTGAATATCACTTTCAAAAGCAACACGAATTGGATTTACTGTTCCAGTTATTGCAGAGACATAATTATAATGTATTTCTGTAACATTATTTAATGTTTCTATGATATTGCCCATATGAGAATTTTCATTATAAGTAATTGTTACTTGCATTCCGTAATTCATAATTTCTCCTATAATTCTTTTATATTTATAAATTTTGGCTCTTCTGGATATTGATTTTCAATTATTCTTTTTAATTTCACATATCCTTCATCTCTTTCGATATGAACGACTGCCGCTTTTGCCGCTTCATCGCCCCACATTTCACGCACTTTTTTAACGCCTTCGTCGTGGTGTCTGAAACGTCTATGGTTAATATTTAACATATTGCTTTCTGCTGGAAATGCTAACTCGTCCAACCATTTGTGAACATAATCAAATGTTTCTCCAAAGATTGCCATGCAATCTTCATTGTGTTCCTTTCTATTCGCCATCATTTCTCCTATAATTTTTTATTCGTATACTGGGTAAACGCACCACGTTAACCCATTTAATAATTTTATAATGTTCTTTGCATACCATGGAGCTTTTATTCCATTTTCATACGCAATGTGTTTGATAATACTTCTACATGATTTTCCGGCATAAAACTTATCGGTGTCAGAAATTGGGTTACAATTTTTGTCCGCTTTCCAAGCATGATATTTTATAATTTTCATAACGTCTCCCTTGTTTTTTTTATCTCTTTCACTCTCTCACTTACATTACTATAGTATTCTTGTTGGTGGTTTTGTCAAGTTTATTTTTTATGCACTGCCCCAGTGCATGTTTTTTATTCATGCACTAAAAATTAAAAAAATGGTGCTCCTGAAAAGAATCGAACTTTTACTTCCTGATTACGAAACAGGCGTGCTAATTCCGTTAACACTACAGGAGCATAAAAAAATGAGTGTAAATAATTAGATTACTTACACTCATTAAAAAAATATGAGTAAATAATTAGATTACTTACTCATATTGGAACAGGATACTTGCTAATACCTTGCAGGGCGTTTTCTGCTCAAACTTTCGAAGGGCAGAATAGGGCTCGAACCTATAATTTTTTAATTTGCTGGCTGTATCCTTAATTATGTATTATCTTAATATCTATTTTTAAGTTTTTTTGTTTGGCCATCATCAATAAAAATAATCTTTACTGCTTTACATATTTAGTTTCAACTTATTGAACTGGCTCTAAAGTTCCATATTGTAATTTTATCAATTGGTAAATTGCTTTTATTTTTCTGTAAATCACTACGCTTCAATTCTCTAACGTTTGTCATTATAACATTCTTTTTTTTATTTTATCAATCATTGTTTTTAATTGTTGGGCGGTAATATAACATGCTCTTTGTCCCATAATATTTGTTGCTGATTTAATTTCATTAGTATTGTTTTTATTTTCAAATATATATGGCCTACCTTTAACTTTAGTCAAAAATTCTCCAGATTTGCCGAATATAGCATTTTTGAATTTTCTTACTTTATGGTATCCAGGAAATTCAGCATTGTTTGTTCCAATTAATTCACTTTTTTCTCCGCCCTTATATACAAATAAAACACTATCTTGCTCAAATTCTTCGCCTAACTTAACTAGATGTTTTCTTAATTTTCCACCATCTTTTAAATCTACAACAAAATAAGTTTTTTCGCCAACTTCTTTCGCTTTTGATGTACCATAATCTTCTATATATCCGCCTATAACAGAAGTTATTCCATAACCCATTGATTGTAATAATGCTCTTAATCTTTTGTTATTTATTAAATTTATTTTTTTTATATTATTGCCTCTAAATGCTGTAATATATCCGGTATCATGAGCAAGCGAATGATCTCGCACTCTATTTAATGACTTCTCATTTAATTTTTTCATAATGTACTCCTTAATTTATATTAGTATATATAAAGAAATTTATTCAAATTCTATTTTAAGTATAAGTATATTTTCTTTATCTAATTTTTCAAATAATTCTTTATCAACTATAATATACCCATTGATCGTATCCTAAAAAATGGTGCAGATGGTGGGACTTGAACCCACAACTCAAAACCGCTGTTAAACGGGTACTCTCCCAATTTTAGTATTACGAGATACATCTGCATATTTTTGGCGCCCAATATTGGAATTGAACCAATGACCCCATCCTTGCCAAGGATGCCATCTTCCATCTGAACTAAGAGGGCATGTCGTTTAATCTATTTGTTTGAATATTGCAAATTCATGTTTCTTCTTTCCTATTCTTGTAAAGTGAGAAAGCCCTTCTGGTATATCTTTGCCTGATTTATTCCAATTTTTTCTTGCTTGACTTCTTGATTTAAATATTCCAAAATCTACAAGAATACTGAACACGTCAGTTTCTTTGGGAATCAAAGTCCATTCGTCTGAACCGAAAAGTCTTTCTAAAAATTTATTGTCAAGATTGTCTGACTCAACGACAAGATTTCTATTAATTCTTTCAGAAAAGAAATTGCCTTTAAATAAATGTGAATCATCAAAAACTTCATTTAGTTCAAGAATATGTATATCGTCACCGTATGTTCCTTTAAGAATTGCGGTAACATATTCAATATCAATTCCTCGTTGTTCAAGTTTGAAAATTGTATTACCTTTAATAAATCTTACTTTAAACTCTTTAATTTTATTTCTCCTTATTTTTTCTCACTTACTTTACTATAGTATTCTTTCAGGGAATTTTGTCAAGTTTATTCTAATAAAAACTGACGTTCTTTGCTTCTTCGTTAAGCTTTAATTCTCTTAGCTACAGATACAGAAAATAGATGGCGGGGATTTGACGAGATGAAGCCGTAACTCTATCCGTACTAAGAACAGTAACTTTGTCTCGATACTCGTATAGTCACCCCGCATGGTTATCGTTTGTAGCTTTCCTTTGTATTCTGCCACACTCATTAAATACAAACTTGGTTAAGTCGCCATTCCTGTTTGACTTTAACTACTACCTCGTTTCATATGTGGTTGATAATTCTGGCTATTAAGTATTGTCACAAATACTCCAAAATGTCTCACAGTCAAGATTGATAAACCTCACCGATTTAGCGTTTACCTATTCCGCCACATCTATTAAAAAAGTCGGAACACATTTTTTCTTAATTGGAAGTTAAGTTTCTTTTTTTTATTTGCTGGATGTGTTCCTATATAATTTGTTACTAATCATATCTCGTTAGTTACGAAATAGATGATTAACTACTTATGAATGTTAGTAAATACCAACATTAAGTATCATTTTTGCAGTTAATGTTAGCAAATACACACATTGATTTTTGTGGCGGAGGGGCAGGGGCTCGAACCCTGAAACCCGCAGGCGCATGGTTAGCAACCATGTTGTTTACCAATTAACATACCTCTCCTAATTTCATTAATTATATTTAATCACTAATCCTAATACTATTAAATCTTTCTTTTCTGAAATAACAATTTTTTTATTGGGATTGCATTCAATTACTTTTTTCCTTTTTCGTCAAAATATGCAATACACTTTCCAGTCTTTCGACCATATTTTAATACAATGTATAAGTTATCATCTTTGAATCTAAAATCGCCACGCAAAGTATTAACCAATAAGTCTTTGTCTATAGTATTTCTTATTGTTTCTGTTAATGTGTCGATTCTCATTCTTTCATCTCTTTTTGTGTTCTCTGTAAGCTTCAATCTTGCTTCGTTAGTAGTTAAGGTTAACTTGTTAGTGGAACCCTTTGTCTCAATTACTCTTATTTTCATTATTTTCCCCTCTTCTTATTATGAATATAATATAATTATGTATGGAATAATGTCAATTAATTTTTTAATTTTTATTCAAATCATCTTTAATCCGTATAGCTCATAAGATGATTTTGTTTTTCTAATTGGCATTATTTCATTTGATGCCCCTAAACTTTCTTGTAATTTGTATAATTTTTTTCTTCAATAAGTTCGGAGCCAAATTTCAAATTAATCTTTCTTTTAATATCACTTCTCGTATCATTCTTCCAATAAACGCTTCTGGCAAGTTCAATGAATTTTTCATCAAATTCTTTGTTAAATTCTTTTATACGAATTTCATCTTCAATATGCCATAATTTTGAATTTACATTTCTTAATTCATTATATTCATCTGAAGTACTTAAAATGCCAACTTCGTTAATTGCATCTTTCAAAAGTTGATATTCTTTTTTAATGTTCTTTAGTTTTCCACTATCGGTAACCTTTTCTAATTTGATTTCGAGAATAGTTACTTTGTCAACTGCTTCGCCAATTGATATTTCGACTTTCATTTTTTCTCCATTATTGCTCTTTAATTAATTGAGTTGCCTTTACTTTGGTGATAAGATTTCCATATATAGAACTGCTTAAATCTTTTGATATATTTTTCAATACTTCTCTGCGTAATTTTCTGCCATAATTAATCTGTGTATATTTGTATTGGTTACGATATGCTTCCAACTCTTGGCTTAATCTAAATTCAGGTTCATTAAAATATCTATCCCACCATATATCTTTGCCCATTTTCTCCTGTTGCCTTTGATGTGTTTCTTCATGTTTCATTAAATCATGTGAAATTGAATGGGCATTTGGTGCATATAATATATCTCCATAAGTAAATATAACGCCTTGCTTATTAGCAACTGTTGGAAAGTGTTTTATTATCTCCAAATAATTAGGCGGCCTCTTATGTTCTATTTTCATCTAATTTTCCGTATAGAATAATGAATATAAAGTCCATAATTCATTTAATAAAAAATGCTTTATGTTTCTAATTTCAATAAGCCTGTCATAAACTTTCTGCTCTTCATTCTTTTCAACTGAAATATAATAATCTAATTGAGACTCTTCAATTGATAATTTTTTAATTCGTTTGAGTAATTTTAATGCTTTAAAAATTTTCATAATTTCTCCTTAAAATGGCAGAGAGTCTGAGATTCGAACTCAGGGAGGGCTTGCGCCCTCAATGGTTTTCAAGACCATCGCATTCAACCACTCTGCCAACTCTCTAAAAATGTCCCAATACAAATCACCTACAAACAAGGTCGACCTTCGTAAGTATATGTTTTGTATACCGATTGGGGCGGATTGCAAACGTTCCCTAAACATTACAGGCTGTCACCTGTAGATATATATATATGTATAAATTATGATAAAACAATATTTTTCTAAAAAATGGTGGACCTGGCGAGGCATGATCTCGCAATTATTCTTCCGTGCAAGGGAAGTGCCATCCCAATTAGGCGACAGGCCCGTATATATTTATTACTTTAAATTTGGCAGGCACGGAGGTATTCGAAACCCCGACACGAGGTTTTGGAGACCCCTGCTCTAACCGGACTGAGCTACGCACCTATAATATTATACCCGATAAGGTATAATTTTGCTGAATTGTTTCTATATTATACCCGATAAGGTATATTAGTCAACCTATGTATTGACAATTCATAGTAAAAAGTCAACCTATGTATTGACAATTCATAGTAAAAAGTCAACCTATGTATTGACAATAAAAATGGTGGAGAGTATAGGTTTCGATCCTATTCCTTTGGTACTTCACACCAAAATGCCACCGGTTACACCAACTCTCCATAAAAGAAACATAAATATCAATGCTGTATGCTCTTGCTAATTTAATCAATACATCTGTCAATGTAGTCACGAATCCAAATAACAATTACCCACTCGTCGTAAGGCGTTTGACCAGAGTTAGCTGACAGGCAAGGATTCTCGCTCACATATATGCATCTTTACTTATTAAACTATTTGTTGGTAGGAGTCGAACCTACAATTAATTACTGGAGTCGAACCAGATTTGGATATTATCCCTATGTCCCACATAGCTCTCCGTATTAGGAAGAGGCGTTTACCACTTTCACCACAACAAATATTTAAAAATTTGGTCGGGCCGGCAAGGTTCGAACTTGCAATAACCAGAATCAAAACCTGGTGTCTTAGCCATTTAGACGACGGCCCATTAATAATATATTGATGCAAGTGACAGAAATTAAACCTACATTGACGGATTAAGAGTCCGTTGTAAAATCAATGTTTGCTACACCTGCGTAAAATTTGAGGTATGCGATGGAAGTCGAATCCACATCTACAGGGGTCACGATCCTGTGCTTTATTTATTTAAGTTACGCATACCATATAAGATTCGTTTCTTCTGCCATTACATTCTACTGACAGAGCATTAGAATCATTTTAATTTGCAACAGTAAGTACAATATATTGTACTTACAAGAGAAAGTTATGTTGAAATTTATCGCTTTCTTTAACATAACTATTGTCTCATGTTGAAGAAATACGTTTTTTTTAACATAAAAATTTGAACTATTGGTCAGCATTACCTGTTTCTATTTAGTACCACGTAGAGGTTGTTCAATTTACTAAATGTAGCCATCCTGAGACTCGAACTCAGACTGTACAGCGTTTGAAACTGCTTCCTCTTCCAGATTGGGATAGATGGCCTTATATAACAAAATCAGGATACATTTTTTGCTTGCTTTACTACTTAAGCTATCTCCCAATAAAATGGTACAGACGAAGGGACTCGAACCCTCATATGACGCAGGATATGATTCTGCCGCTTCATCCAATTGAGCCACGTCTGCATAAAATTTGGCACCCCTGGAGAGATTCGAACTCCCGACTTAAAATTCGTAGTTTTATATGATATCCAATTTCACCACAGGGGCATAAATGATTTAAGTAGTAAAAGTGGAATCGAACCACCATTTGTCTAAAAGGCCTTGCTCAACCGCATCCTATACTAATTAAATCTAAAATGGAATCGGTGCCGAGACTCGAACTCGGAATTTGTAGGGTTGCAATCTACCGCCTTAGCCAATTTAGCTACACCGACATAAAATTTGGTACTCCTGGAGAGACTCGAACTCTCACGACCTTTCGGCCACCTGCTTCTAAGGCAGGCGTGTATTCATTCCACCACAGGAGCATATAAAAAAATGGTAGGCAAGGTGGGAGCCGAACCCACAACAGGCTTTCGCCACACTGGATTTTAAGTCCAGCCGATAATCCAATTCTCGTACTTGCCCATTTATTTTACCGTTACATATAATTATTTTAAATTAAAAAATATGTAAAAGATAGGATTTGAACCTATAAAATAGAACTACTAATTCTATCTGACCCCCCTTCGGGGCTTTAGATTGCCACTTTCTTCACTTTTACATATTAAAATTTGGTATCCTACGGCCGAGAACCGTAAATCCTTACCATTTAGACGATGAGAACATAAAGCTTGGTACGCCCGACGGGGTTCGAACCCGCTTCCCCATAATGGGACCAGAGTGAAAGTCTGGTGACCTGCCAATTAGTCATCAGGCGCATAAAATGGTATCCCTACAAGGATTCGAACCTTGACTATAAGTTTAGGAAACTCAAGTGCTTATCCATTACACTATAGGGACACAAAATGGGGTATGAAACGGAAATCGAATCCGCATCTACAGGAGCCACAATCCTGTGCTTTTCCAATTAAGCTATTCACACCATAAAATTGGTGCAGGCGGCGGGAATCGAACCCACATTTCCCGCTTAAAAGGCGGATGCCAAGACCAGTAATTTGCTACGCCTGCTTGAAAAATGGTACGGGCGGTTGGGCTTGAACCAACATTTCCTCGCTTATAAGACGAGTTCCTTCACCGAGTCGGACACACCCGCATAATTGAAAGTTTGGTACGCCAGGGTGGAATCGAACCACCAATCTTCCGGATATCAGCCGAACGCTCTAACCGACTAAGCCACTGGCGCATATAATTTGGTAGGAGTAGAAGGATTCGAACCTACTTAGCCAACAGGCGTCCGGCCTACAACCGGGTGGAGTTCACCGTCACTCCAGTACTCCCAAAAAAAATGGTGCTCTTGGAGAGACTCGAACTCCCAACGACCTACTTACAAGGCAGGGCTTCTTCCAATTGAATTACAAGAGCAAAAACAGGATAATATTTTTTATTCCAACGTGTCTACCAATTTCACCATTACTAACTATCAATTAGTAAGTAGGACTCGAACCTACACGACATTACATCATCAGATTTTAATTTTTGGTTTGCTGTTATTATCCTTAATATTAAAATGGCGGGGATAACGGGACTTGAACCCGTACTCTCTGCCTTGACAGGGCAGCGACTTGACCAATTCGTCTATATCCCCATGTATTAAATAATCTTTTTTGTTATTTTCTTTTAATTTTTCGTTCACATCTCTATAAATTTGGTGCGAGTGGTAAGATTCGAACTTACTTAGCCTAGGCGTCAGCTTTACAGGCTGGTGCAACTCTCCCACGTTGCCGCACTCGCATAAAACTTAATCAGCAACATATTACTGATTATAAAAAATGGCTGTCCTGGAGGGGCTTGAACCCACATTTGTCACGTTAACAGCGTGCCGCCTTACCGAGTTGGCTACAGGACAATAAAAATGGTACCCAGCATCGGACTTGAACCGATACAACCTATCTTGTAAGGATAGTGCTCTCCCAAATTGAGCTAGCTGGGCATAAATTAATAATGGTGGAGATACTGGGATTTGAACCCAGCTGACGTCCTGATTGCAAAACAGGTGACCACCCCTAGCAGTCCCTATCCCCGTGTAAAAATGGTACACCCGATGAGACTTGAACTCATAACTTCAGCCTTAAAAGGGCCGTACTCTGCGCAATTGAGTTACGGGTGCATAAAAAATAAAATATATAAAAATGGCACCCCCACAAGGATTCGAACCTTGACTATAAGTTTAGAAAACTTAAGTGCTCGTCCATTACACTATAGGGGCATAAAAAATATAATAATATGGTGGAGACGGAGGGTATCGAACCCTCGAACTAAACGTTCCATTTGTTGGTTTACGTTCAGTTTCACCTTTTCGCCCCCTGGGAACGGATTGCGGAGTTGAACCACATTTAATACTGGCTTATGAAACCTGCCGAGATACCGACCTCGTCCATCCGTGTCGTAATAATAATAAATGGAGCGGGCTGGGGGTTACAATCCCCCGACTAATGGTTGGAAGCCACTTATTTTGTCAATTAAACTAAGCCCGCTTAAATTGTTTTTTTATTTTGGTCGGGTGAGCCAGAATCGAACTGGCTAATCCAGGTTTCCAGAACCCAGATGCTTATAGCCTTAGTCACCACCCGTTATTTGTCTTATAATATATTGTATGCTATAAACATACAATTGTATTCCTTAAACATACAATAAAAGTCAGGACATATTTATTTACTTTACAATAGTAGTTTTTTTAATTTGCTGTATATGTCCTTTACATATATAATATTGGTACCGAAGGGCAGACTCGAACTGCCAACCTTTAGATTATGACTTCATAATTATTAATTCGCACTCATAACCATTATTCTTATACATTTTAAATTTATCATCCATATTTTGTTTATTATAAGTATAATTACATTTTATTTCTACTATTTTATTTTCCAAAGGTAAGTAAAAATCTGGTATTGCTATACTATATCTTTTTTTTTGAGTATCATAATATATAAGCCTTTTTGATTCCATTTCATATGGAATTTTTTGTTTGTCTAAATTTTTGGCATATCTTAGTTCGTAACTGCTTCTGTAAAATACTTGTTTTCCGTGCCAAGTTGTATGCCATCCATGTTTGTACTTGTTTTCACAAGGCATATTACGTCTATTATTATGCAAACAAATTAATTGAGCCTTAGATTTTCTTCTCATAGAAATTTTATGTTTATTAAAGAAATTACGTAACGATAATTCATGTATATTAAATTTTTCTTGTATTTCCAATGATGATAGTTGTAAGTTATTATATAAATATCATAATTTTTGTAATGCTTCGTGCCCTGCCTCTTTTAATGATAGGTCGGTATAATTTATATCTAACCTGTCAAATAATAGTTTATTTTGTATATATTTATGACATTCAAAGCAATATTTTTTCTTACTTTTGGGCGTTTTATTATTACAACTAATACAATAAGTTTGTGTATTTTTTTGTAATGAATTGCTTATTTTTTCTTTTGTTTTTTGAGAATGATTTCGAGAATTGGCGCAACTTCTGCCACAAAACCTTCCAGAACCATAATTGCCGTCATGTTCTTTATTACAATTTTCACATTTCATAATTGTTCTCCTATATTAATAAGTATAGTCGAACCTAAAAATTTAGTATATATTTTTTTATATACCAAAAAAATGGTAGCGATAACTGGACTTGAACCAGTAACCTCACAAGATATGAGCTTGGAATTCTACCAATTGAACTATATCGCCATAATTGTATTATGCCCACCAGTTGTGCTACTTCGGTATAAATTTTGAATATCTTACATCCACAAAGACCACTTCTATAAGTTGAGATTGTTTCTCAACCCTCTTATAAAGATTCTGCTAACTTTCACTTATTTTACTTATTCTAAAAAAACTTTTTACAAACAAAAAAGCCCAAGACTTTAGGTTCTTGGGCTTTATAATATATTTATATCTTAACTTATATAAAGCCCGGCGGTCCCAATTCACCAAAAATCGCATCCACTGTATTCATATTTCTATGGCAATACGGACGTTCCTGTGGTGTCCATGTTGATAACGATTTGAGTGATATTGAACTTTGCTTTTTCATTTTGATATTCCTTTTTAATTTTTTTTGAAACTCTTTTTGTCTCTTACATTAATATATATTGAGACAATAAAGAAAACTCTATTTTTTTTGTTTTTTTTTAAAATTTGTTAACTTAGGTCTAACTCTTTTGTTTCATTCTCTAAAAATCCTGCCTTTCGGAACTATCCTTACGACTGCTTCTCGGGACTTACGCCGTAGGACATTTTCAGGGCTAATGAGAAATAAAACCATATTAACATTTCACTCTATATTCTTTTAAGTGAGCTGACACTTTAGCCATTTAACCCTATTGAGGCAGATGTGGGACTCACTTGCTCTTTCACTTTATATAGACAACATAATCTATTAGGATAAATTGTCAAATCTTTTTTTACTTTTTTTTCTTGATGAATGAAAAAGTAAGGCTGGGTCTGCGTTTGTATTCCCAGCTTTTTGTTATTTGGTTTTATGTTTGGTCTTTTATCCGGACTGTACGGCCGGAAGACGTTCGGATCCAAAAATAACCGCAGGTCGCTTACTTTTTCACTCTATAATTTGTTTGGTAAATATAATATTTCAGCATTAATATTCCTGCAATTACCGTGCCCTTTTCTCACATACACGAGCAAGTCATATAATTAAATACAAGTTATTCTGTATGCTGTTTCTTTACACTAATATTCCCCAATTTTTATTTGAAAGGTGGGGTTAAATCAGCCTTAGTCCATACCCAGGAGCCTGTATCGCAATTTATATAATTATTTCGTCAATCTGTTTTTGCTCCGGAACCATAGTCAGCAGATAAACCTTAGGTCTCATTCCCACGCTCAATACGTATCAAACGTATATAACAAAATAACTAATGTGCGGTCATTGGCTTTAATCCAAATGGCGCTTTCAACCGTCTCTCAAACATTAAATAGAATAGAATAAATTGCCAGTCGTTCAACATAAATGAGACCTTCAGCATCCAACAGCAGTCTCTTGTTTTTGGTTGCCCTGTCTTACGGGGGTTGGATTTAACAATGCTTTCACACGTTTGATTTATTCTATTCTATTAATTAAATAAATGGTAGGATTCGATTCCTACATTCTATGGCCACTTGAATCATAAAAAAACGCTTTACCTCTTTATTAAGCTACCAACCAATTAAGTTTGGGGTTAAATTAGGAATTCAACCTAATCGGACTCGAACCGCCACTATATTTTTTTATGTGCGTCTCTATTGCGCCACATCTATTCTATTAAAAAATGATACAAGGAACATAAGGTTCGAACTCATAAATCGTCTTTGCCTTTGACAGTTAAGTATCATTTTTTCTCTTTCACTCTATATAACTATAATATTCTTTTAGGTAATCTTGTCAATTCTTTTTTCGTTTTTCTTTTAATAACATAAGAAATTGAGGTGTGCTTTCACGCTAAAACTCGGCTACCGTCTTTTCTAATTAGTGTAATCACTTAAACATACGGTAAGTTGCTCTCCGCTTCCATATGATACTTACTAAGACAGTACTTTCGAAATACTTCCACCAGAGATTTATGAGAGACAGGTTTAAATAATGAGATTGTAAATCATCCCCGTTCTGGTATGTTATCTTTCCAAATACTCTTTAAATGATGGCTGCCTCTAAGCCTACATTCCACAACTTCTTTTTTTTTCACTCTATATAGACAACATAATCTATTAGGATAAATTGTCAAATCTTTTTTTACTTTTTTCCTTATTGTTATTTTTTATCTTATTTGACAATTCAAATTGTCTTATTGTCATTTTACTTAATCGTTGTGTGAATATCGCATTCAACCAATTTCGATTTTAAATCTATAACAGAACCTCTTGCCAAATATAGTAAAGTTTATGCACTTTATTTACCGAACTCTTCAGCTATACTTTTTATCAATATATCTAATTCGTATCTACATGTTATTCCATTATTTTCACATTTCGCTTCAATGTATCTCATGTTGTAAGCATTAAATGGAAACCCTAATCTTATTTTGGTTGGGACTTTCCCAAGCCAATATCCAAACTCGATGTTTGTTGTAAAGCCAGGTAAAGTTTCTTTATCTCTTGGTATCCAAAATAGAACAATATCTGCTTCTTCCATAGCCTGCTCTTCTCAATCGATTTGCTTGTCATAATGAAAATCGTCAATCGAAGTAGTTTCAAATTCAGGCAATAACAATGTGCCTTCAAACTTATATTTTTTAAATAATTCAATTGCTTCTGGTCGTCAACTCTTAACGTTATTATTGCGGGGAGAAGGCCCCGCCAAAAATATTGACGAGCCTTCTATTTTAATTTCTTCTTGTGCGTATATAATGTTCATATTAAATCTGATGATTATTCGTCAGTTGGCAAGTCAGATAATGGTCCATTATACATATCTTCGTTATAAATGGTTACCTTAACATGAATTGTATTGTCGTCGCCCTTGTAAAGAATATATGTATATCCTTCTGTTTCGCTATCTGATGGATAAATATAAAACCCGCCAATTTTTTGTTTGAAATGCTTGACAAGTTGAGCGGCAAAACAGCCCATTCCATTTGCACAATTAGGTGCATCAGGATTACTGAATCCATTAATAATTTGTGTGTTACCGAATGCTTCTTTTAGGTCTGCTCCGTGTCCGCCTACATATCCATCAAATTGTCTATACATATGTAAAAGAGTTGGAGAATCTAATCCACTATCTTTAATAATTGTGCTTGCTCTTGTTCCCATAATAATCTCCTTTATTTATTTTTGTTTTACTTCTTTCTCTTATAATTTTATCACAAAAAACTACTATTATTGGCAATATTGGTCCAATTGCATATGATATCCAAAATCCAATCCAAAAGTTATAACCGCAACGTTTATATAGTTTGCCTACAGTAAATGCGATAGCGGTTAATATTAGCCATACAAATATACTTAAAATCATTTCCATAACTATTTCTTTTTTCTGCCACTTTCTGTCATAATCTTATCATAAAATACTGCAACTTGTTGTGTGGAAACTAAATTGAAATTCCATACATCTACACCAACATTAATAACAGGTATGTTGCCAACAAATTTGTATTTCCAATTGTTATGAACGTGTCCGCAAAGAACAGCGTCGATATTTTTTGGAATCTCTGCAATACACATAGGTGGTCTATGTATCAAATAAAACAATTTATTTGCGAATTTAATTGTGGCGCTTTCTAATCCACCTTTGACGCCATTATTTCCGTCGTGATTGCCAACAATATGAGTAATTTTAGCATTGATTTGGTCCTCATATGTTTGGGCTTTTTTCTTACCACTTGCTTCTTTTCCGCCTTTGAAACAAAAGTCACCAACGTGATAAATTGTATCGCCGTTTTTTGCTTTATGATTGATTGCTTTGATTAGTGCAGAATTCATTTTTGTAACACGTTGTTCCGCAATCTCTTTGCTTGCCCAATTACCTTTGGCGTCCAAGTCACCTTTCTTAAGCCAGGGTCTATTTGTATATCTAATTATATTCCCGTGCTGGAAATGGAAATCAGAACTAAAGTATGTCTTAGCCATTTTATCCCCCCCCCTTTCTTTTTTTTACTTACATTGTTATAATAGTATTTCAATCAATTTTGTCAAGAT